ATATTTCAAAAACCCAAATAAGACAGACCGTGCTACTAAAAACTTCAACAGCATGGATGATGCTCTTAGCAGGAAAACAGCTGATGGTGACGTAGGTATTATTAAGACAGTCCCAGGTGAAGTCAGAGCCTGTAGATATTGTGCTGTTGTAGGCATCTGTGCACAAGCGGAAGGCATGCTTAAATCAGGCCGCTTAGTGCTTTAATATTATTGGAACGGTTACACTGATGAAAAAATATCATCCATTATCTGAACAGATTGTTGATATTCTCGTAAGGAAAGTGAATAACGATAATCGCCATTTCTTCCGGATACTCGTAGGATACTATCTGTCTAAGGTTGCTTCAATGATGCGATGCAACATCCAAACCAACGATCGAGATGTTGTACCAGTTAACACCTATGTGCTTAATCTCATGATATCTGGTACTGGTAAAGGACATTCTACGAATATATTGGAGCGTGAATTTGTCTCTCATTTTAAGAAAGAGTTCTTGGATCATCTATTTCCACAAAAAGCAGAAGAACACCTTCAAACTCTTGCGGAAGAGAAAGCACGAGCTAAATGCAAAAATGGCCAAAGTATCTTATCGGTATCTGAAGAAGCGGTCATACAATTAGACAAGTTTACTAGACAATTTGAACGCCTAGGAGAGTTAGCTTTTAGTTTTGATAGCGGCACTGCTCCAGCTGTAAAGCAGATGCGTGAAAAGCTGCTATTAGCAGGCGCTGGATCCATGAACTTCGAGATCGATGAAATTGGCTCTAACATGGGAGGCAATGTTGAGGTACTCAATACATTTCTAGAGTTATACGATATAGGCTTAATTAAGCAGAAACTTATCAAGAATACCATGGAGAATATACGATCTGAAGAGCTCCCTGGTAATACTCCAACTAACCTTATGATGTTCGGAACTCCTACTAAACTACTCGATGGTGGTAAAACCGAAGAAGAGTTTAAACAGTTCCTCGAAACTGGGTACGCTAGGCGATTACTATTTGGATATACGACCAGTACGCATCGTAAGAAACACATCACCGCCGCAGAGCGGTATGATCAGATGGTGGATACTACATTAGCGTCTGACATCAAGAATGTGCAGCATATATTCACTAACTTTGCAAAACGATCATTCAATCCAATTCTGCATATGAGTAAAGAGAATTCAATATACTTGATTGAGTACCAAATGCAGTGTGAGGATTTAGCCGATCAGATGAAGGAACATAAGGGAGTTCATAAAGCTGAGATGATGCATAGGTACTACAAAGTACTCAAATTAGCCGGTGCATACGCATTCTCTGACGACTCCAATGAGATTACTCAAGATCACCTAGATTACGCTATCAGCGTGGTTGAAGACTCTGGGGAAGCATTCCATGAACTAATGCGTAAACAGGGTCCATACGAGCGTCTAGCGCACTACCTAGCAGATTGTGACAAAGAGGTGACCCAACACGAGCTAATAGAAGAATTGCCCTTCTACAAGGGCTCTGAGTCCCAACGTAGAGACGTTATGACATTAGCTATGTCTTACGGATACAAAAATAATATCATTATCCGCAAGAGAGCTGCTGATGATATAGAATTTTTCTCAGGAGAGACGTTAGCTGAGACTGATCTAGATTATCTAATTACAGGTATCAGTACTGACATAGCGTATAACTATGTCACTGAGCATCCTCCATTTAAACAGTTACATAAATTAACTACGGCCCCAGGCTATCACTATACAGCTCACGGATTCGTGAATGGCCATCGACATAGTGATAACGCTATACCTGGCTTCAATCTGTTAATTTTGGATTGTGACGGAGATGTGAATCTAGCAGTAGTGAAAGTGCTGTTAGAAGACTACATGTTTATGACCTCTACTACTAAGAGACATACAGCTGAGATTAATAGATTTAGATTAATCCTGCCTATTTCTCATAAGTTAAACTTAAATGCCAGTGAGTATTCAAAATTCATGGCTAATGTGTTTGAATGGCTTCCATTCCCTGTAGATGAAGCTGCTAAAGACATTGCCCGTAAGTGGGCAGCTCATCCTGGTGCGTATGCTTACAATGATGGATCTGTTATAGACGCTACTCTATTCATTCCAGAAACTAAAAGGTCTGATGAAACCAAGGCACAAATCAGTGCTAATGGTATTGGTAATATTGAGCGATGGTTTAAGACTCATACAGCCAAAGGAAATCGAGCAACTCATTTATACCGGTACGGCATGGTGCTGATAGATGCTGGCCTAGAGCTGGGTGATATAGTTGCTAAACTAGAGGCATTCAACAATTCACTAGAAACTCCATTACCTGATGATCAGTTTCGAGGTGGCACAATTAAATCCATAAGCAAAGAAGTACAGAAGAGAGGAATTTAAGATGACTGATGTTCTAACGCCCACAGGGCAATCTAGACGTACAATATTTCGATTATTAGAGAAGTATCTAGTAGAAGTGCCAGGACATGATGTCCCCACATGGCAGTATAGCGATGAATATACCGATGAAAAGATACGAGCAGAGGTGCAATCACAGTACCCACTGTTACGTATTACTTCTAATATCATAACTGGGCGACGGAATCGTTCTTGGGGTCCACTATTCAAAGTACAGAAGAAGACAGTCGAAGAAGAGCTCGCCGAACTAAGGGCTACATTAGCTAGCTCTTCAGCTGAGTTGAAAGAGATTAAGCTTTTGATGGCAGAACGTGTGGCCTTCAAGCGTACACCATGGGAAAAACCTACTGAAAGTGGTAATGACCTAGTGCGCATCGTAGAAGAGACTCCCGTCCCTGAGCAACTAACACTGAGTCCTAATATATTCACTAAATAACTGGCTGAGTGAGGGTCATCCCAATGCAAAACAATGATCATCTAATACTTATATCGGGTAAATCCGCTACAGGTAAATCTGCTAGCTTGATGAATATTAAAGAACCTAGCGGAGTTATGTATTTAAACTGCGAGAATGGTAAGAAATTACCATTTAAGAACCAATTCAAGGAACTCGTAGTAACAGATCCTAATCAAATCCATCAGGCATTCACTGAAGCTGAAAAGCCACATATGAATGATGTCCACACCATCGTGGTAGACACACTGACGTACCTGATGGACATGTACGAGAGTACAAAGGTGATCGGAGCCGCTAATGGACAAGCTGCCTGGGGTGCTTACGCACAGTTCTTCAAAGTTCTAATGTCACAGGTCGTAGCTAAATCTACAAAGAATGTGATCTTTTTAGGGCATACGGCGGATATCCAGAATGAGGCTGAAATGGTCATGGAATCAATGGTAAAAGTAAAAGGTTCTCTAATGAACAACGGTATCGAGAGCTTCTTTACTAATGTTATTTCGACCAAGAAGGTACCACTAACGAAGCTAACTGATAGATTAGCTAACTCTGCATTACTAACAATCACCGATGAAGATGAGATGAATGGCTTTAAATACGTATTTCAGACACGTTTAACTAAAGAAACTGTCAATGAACGTATCAGAGCTCCTATGGGTATGTGGGAAGTCAATGAGACATACATTGATAATACTACTCAGTCGGTTATTGATAGGCTTCACGAGTATTACTCATGATGTGATATCCGTTAAACGAATATTAACTACTCCAATCATTGCTTTTGCTGAAAAGTGGGGGTAAGGTTTTATGATCGTACACATCCTCAATCTAAGAAGAGGAAGACATAATGCCAGCTAAGAAAAAACGGACTAAAGCTGTCCCTAAGGGATACCACCGTATGCCTAATGGTAAACTCATGAGGGGCGCTACTCACAAGACTAGACCAACCAAACGCAAGAGCACAACCAAGCGCAAAAGGACAAGCTACTGAGCGCGGCTTACTGGGCTAATAAGGAAAAGTGGTAGAACATAGTTAGTCTAAGCTATATATCTTCATCGACTAACTTAGTAGCATTAAGAGCCTAATGCACGATGATAGATTGCACCATTATTATAGTTAGGCTAGGATTCCGTGGTGGTAACGCATTACTAGAGCCACGGAAATCTTATCTAATGCAGGGTAGGATCTTAGCAGCCTATCTTATGGGGCACTTCCTTGATAGGAGGCCTACTCGAACTGAAGAGTTCTTAAATACTAGCCCTGCTCTGAGGGTTTATTTGGACATTTTACCTTAGAGCAGGCACCTAATTCAGTGAATTAGGGTGGTAACGTATATTAGAGAGACAGATCATAATCTCCCGCTGTTCAGCCTCTCCGTTACCACCCTGATAACCTATCCAAAATAACACAATGGATTTGACTAAGATCCCCACAAAGGCTGTTGTAAAAGCAGACTTCTTTAGGATTATGTAACTAATGAATAATAAATGGGATTTACGCATGCTCCAGGTAGCCAAACTGGTATCTACATTCTCTAAAGATCCGTCTACTAAGGTGGGAGCTGTTATTTATAATCCAGAACGTAAGACCATCATCACTACCGGATACAATGGATTCCCTAGAGGAACACAGGATGATGATGTCTTGTACTCCGACAGACAGCAGAAGTATCCCCGCGTAGTACACGCTGAGGCCAATGCTATAGTAGAAGCTGCCTCACAAGGCACCAGCACCTTTGGGGGCTATCTAGCCATCACTCACACTCCCTGTGCAGACTGCGCAGGATTGGTCATACAGGCTGGAATCAAACGTATTGTATATGAAGATACTGGCGATGACATGAAACGCCTGGGTGGCGACCATGCACGCCAATTATTTAATGAAGCTAAGATCGCCCTTATTGGTTTAAAACTGGAGGTTTAAATGGCTAAAGATGAAAAGTTAATATTAACTGAAGCTATGGTACATAGCGCTACGGCACTAGGAATCCATATTGTTAAAGAGATTGCAGTATTAGCTTTGTCTCAGCAACCTGGGCTTACCATGGCTCAGTTCATGAAGATACTTGAACAACATACTGCGCAAATTAAGAAGCGACAGACTGTTACTACTAAAATAATGGATGCTCCGCCTGACGTTATAGAATTATAAGACATACCATGATCTTAACAAACATGTTTATTCAACGTATCGATGAGGAGCAAGGATTGCATCTGATATTCGAATTCGATAATGGTAATCTAGCCTTCGAATGTCCTATTGGTATGGATATATTAGAAGCTATGGATGCGCTTAAATCTTTCGTAGCCACTACCGAAGATCTATTCAATTTGGAGAGAACTGTGCATTAAATAGCAATTTAGCTATTAATTATGGATGATTTAGGATAAAATAGTCATCTTTCACCCCAGACACATAAGGAATATAATATGTCAGATTGGGAATTACCCGCTTCTGTTGAAGCACAATCCATCGAACGAGTCGGTGGAAGTTACGCCTGGGAATCGGGCGTGTACGATGCCACTGTAAAAATGGTTTATCTTAATCAATCCATAGGCGGAGCTATAAGCTTTAATGCTGTTATGGAAAACAATACTGGTAAAGAGCTTAAGGAAGCCATGTGGATTAAGTCTGGTAATGCTAAAGGCAACAAGACCTATTACACAGATAAAGATGGCAAGAATCGGCCACTTCCCGGCTATTCAGTAGCAAACTCACTGTGCATTGCTGCTACCGGCGAAAGCTTAGCTAAGTGTATGGTATCCGCAGAGAAGAAGACCATTAATATCTACAATCCGGAAGCTGGTAAAGAAGTGCCAACTGAACGCCCAGTACTGATGACCCTGGTAAATAAGTCTATCAAAGTGGCTGTCCACCAGGTCACAGAAGATAAGACAACCAAGAATGAAGCTGGCCAGTATGTGCCAAATGGTCAATCTCGTACAATTAACGAGTGCAAATTCTTCGGCAACGCTGAGGGCAAGACTGCTGACGAGATTGTCGCAGGCACAGATGCCACTAGGTTTGATGAATGGGCCAAGAAGCACACTGGTACTGTTGTAGACAAGACCAGCAAGAAGGATACAACGACTCAATCTGCTGCTGCTATTATGGGGGGAAACCCTGCCGTTCCAGCGGCGAGCGGAGAAGCAATGAATTCTCTGTTTAGCTAATGCGAGTCTGCGGTATTGATCCGGGAAGAAGTGGAGCCGTGTGCGTACTAGATACAGATAATCTAGTTGCACCGGTTCTACTAGACCTGGATAAATTCACTATTTATGAAATCGCTCTTTGGATGCATAATCAAGATATTGATATTGTATTTTTAGAGGATGTACATTCTATATTTGGGATGTCTGCTAAATCCAACTTCAGCTTTGGTAGAAATTTAGGCGTAGTTATGGCCCTCGCTCAGATGATTACTAAAGGCAAACCTACAGAGTATGTAACCCCTAAAGTTTGGCAAAAATTCATTGGTGTTACCGCAAAAGGTAAAGCTATTAAGACTGATGTCGCTAATATTGCGCGTCATATGTACCCATCAATTGAGCTATATGGACCTCAGGGAGGTCTTAAAGACGGAAGAGCTGATGCTCTGATGATAACTCATTATGGTATAAATCATCTTCCATAAGGATAATTCTATGAATCTTACAATTAATGTAGATCTAGCTAAAATTCTCACTCCTACTGAACTACGTAATTATGTTTTGAATATGCTTCCTCGCCTGCAAACTAATGATGCACCAGCGGTTAGCACAGTAGAGGCTAGCAACCCAGTAACACGGTCAGCTGTTAAGGTGCCAACCCCTGAGGGTGGTTGGGAGTATGCCCCTCAGCTCGGTAAACGTAGAAGCAGGACAGATATTGCTCTACATAAGCAGGAAATTAGTTTAGGTCGTCGCCTGACGCCGCAAGAGAAAGGCGAGACTGACGCCCATATTGAACTAGACACTGAAGCTGAGGCTCAAGCTAAAGAGCATACGAAAACTAAAGCCCGTATCGAGGGTATTACAGCTGAAGCCAATGAAGCTGCAGCTGAAGAGTTAGCTAACGAAGCTGATACCGAGCAGACTGATGATTATGATCCACCTATTGAACCTACTATTGAGCTGGCAGATATTGCTGCTGAAATTGAGAAAACTGAAGAAGTAGCTAAAATCCCTAAGGCAGACGACCTTAAGCAACTGGATTCACTGTTCTCTCAATAATCACCTTGAAGTTTAGTAACTTCAGGGGAATGTATGAATGCAAAATCTAACTAAAAACGCATTAAGTGGCATATTTGCGATTATCGCTATTGCCATCATATGCGCTATAGTCATAGGTGTTTTATGGCTGATTCCTATAATACTAGTTGTGTTAGGGGGAGTCGGATTATTTTTTGTTTTTCGAGTCCTCCTAGAAGATACTGAAGAAGGGGGAGGTTAACCTACAGGGTTAACCTCCTACCTTACTTAAAGATATCAGCAACAAAATCGAACGCTGGGAATCCAAACATTTTCTCTAAGGAATCACCTTGTTGGAGATTATTAGGCAAGAACTTACCGCCTAGCCAGGAGCTATTAATAGGCCCTAGTGTCGGTATGTCCGTGGCATATTGAATAGCGGCTGCTGAGGCGACACCAGTAGGGTTTTCCCTTACCAATTTACGAGCCACTCTCTGGACCCGCAAATAGAACGATACAAACATCGTGATATTCATCCCTTCTACCGCGTCTAACCAAGGGGGCAGATTCTCGTCAAATACGATAAATTCTGGTAGAGCATCATGCAGGGCGTCGTTAAAGCTCTGTCCTTTAGCCTCTTGAGCGTACTCCATCAGTACATACCGAGACATAAAGTCAGTGAGCTGAACTATATGACGAACGGCTTGACCAACTTCTGACCCTTTAGTTAGGAATGCTATGGATGCTGCTTTCCCCAGTGTAGTCGGGATACGAGCATCTAATTTACCCACATGCTTGCTATTTGCCAGCATCTTAGTACCACGTCTGAGAAATCCGTCTGACGAGGCACTATTCAGGTCTTCAACAATCATGCCGTAGAGCCCATTTTCCTTCATTGAATGGAGCTTATTCTGCTGAATTCTAGAAGACAGTACAGTATATCGTTTAGATTCCGGAGTACTTAAATCCGTAGGATTAATATCTTTAGCCAACATCTTTCTAAACAGCATACGATGCTCTTCAGTATCGTTTCTATACTTAGTGTATTCCTGCATCCCTTCCATGAATTTTGCATAGACATAACTCGGTGGGATTCTCTTCATCACTGTTAACTGAAATACGTTAGAAGCTATATTGCCTGCCATAACAGCAGGAGTAGCCAGCACATATAGAGATTTCACATACGATGTGGCATTCCTCATGCCGTAGTGAAGCATACGTGCAGCCCATCTAGCAGCGCCCCAGCCCTCCCCTTGAAGAAATGGTAAGCTACTGAAATCCAGTGCTTTATAACCAAATACTTTATTCACAATATCTCGACGTACCATAAATTTACCGTTTTTACCTACATACTGGTGCATGTATTCACGTACTTCTTTAGGTAATTGACGATACCGCTTATGAAATGGAGATTCTGGATCTAATATATCAACAAATATATTAGGATATTCTTTCAACATATTCTGCTGTTCAGCAGCCAATACATCGATAGTCAGCTTATCGTTAATAATAGTCTGTGTCTTATCGATTAAGCCAGATTGCATGTGCGCAAACACATTCTGAAATTCTAAATCAGGTTTCAATAAATCGTGTCGCTGTGCATTGGTCATAATCACGCGATAATCCATGATGTTATTATCAGCATCACGTAATGGCTGAAGCTGAGATTTATTAGTGTCTCCTGCTTTAGCTGCCGCCGCTTCTCTAGCTATAATCTGCTTAATCTTATTCTGTATCTTTTTATGATTCGGACGCTTCTTAGAATCTTGATATGCAGCATCTCTAGCTAGTATTTCGGTTAACGTAGTCCCTCGATTGACCAGACCTGTTGTTGAGATAATACCAGATACGTCACGAATCTCTGACATATGCCGAGATACATAGAAGGTATCTAAAGTCATCGGAATATCTGGTAAATGAGCTATCTCAAATGATCCCCCATAGCCACTTCGACGCATACGGGTAATATCCTGGGATTTGCCCATCTGTATATCTGTGAGGTTATCGACTCTCTCAACCAGGTAGCCATGCCGACGTTGGGTACGATTGCCATCAAATAGAAACTCTACCGAGAGATCAGCATAGCTTTTATGATAATCCAGTATATCAATGAAAGCATTCTCCTGCTGACTAACGCCAAACTCCGCTTTAGCTAATGCATCAATCTGTGTCTTATCTACGTTTGAGATCCCCTTCAGGGCTTGTAGGCTAGCAATGGCCTCTATAGCGAACACATCGTTCTCAGTGAAGCCTGGACGATGATCTATAGCTATAGAATGCCCATTCTCATAGCCATTGTGTTTGGATACAACATTAGTAGCCATATTATTACCCAACTCAATGGCATATAAGTACACAGGATCAGATTTTGCGGTAATACCCAGTTGCTTCATTAAAGTTTCTTGTTCAATACTAAGCTGAGCAGATGTGGCTCGAACCAAATTCATAATATCTTGTGCACTTTTACCCACTCGAAGGAGCGAAGATAACTCCGTACGCAGCATTACATTTGTAAGTGCTCTAGTTACTGCAGGCTTTAGCTTAGATCCATCCGTAGATACCCACCAGCTATTGAATAATTTAATAAAGTCTCGCTCCGCTTGAAGACGCTCTTTATCAATCAGATTCTTGGCACCGAGTAGCCGTTCACTAAGGGCACGAGAGAGCCCGCCTTCTCCTATTTCAGAAATAGTCTCCCAATGGGCTTGATACAATTTATTATGTGCTAGCAGTTTAGTCTTCGCGATTGCTGCATTATCACTCATCAAGAGCTTACCTGCAGCCGCCATACCACGAGTAGCATCTTTAATAGCGCTAACACCTTCTGCAAGGATAATACGGCTAGCTTGATTACGCGCAGCGTTTTGAATCCGCTTATCAATTTCATCAAGCTTTTCGTACGTCTTAACGCCTAATTGAGCCAGCCTATTCTCATGCTTATTTTGGATGGAGAGTAAGCGCTCTAGTGTCACTATCATATCCTGATGCGCACTATTACCGCCCGTACCTCTAATGAGTCTAGTAGCTAAATTAACCACCTGGTCTACAAGACTAAGTAAACGTCCAAATAGCCCTGTATCTCTGATAGGTAAGCCAATTTTCTTATTCTGAAGATATCTAATAAGGTCCTGATTAGCTACAGCATTAGCTAAAAACTCATCCAAGATATTCGCTTCGTTTGCAGGGTTCTCAAACAGATTATTATAGATGGTCTCAGCCATCGCCTTCTCTTCAGGAGTCGCTTTCTTATGGTCCCCCTCCAGGAAAACACTCCAACCCGGAACTTTAGTCCCACTTGCATCACGTAGATTATCGAGCTCAGCTTTAGTCTGGTCGTATAGGCGCTCAATATTCTTAGAGATTAACTTATTCAGACGACGCGCAGTTACAGTAAGCCCATGCACCATCTCGTGAACATAAACCTCCATCGGAGATTCTGAATTACGGGAGAAGGTCGCATCATCACTAACGAATATGTTTATTTTCTTGCGCGTATTATTGAACGAACCACGGGTCATTCCATCACCCATCTCCTCCTCAAGACGGATATTCCCCGCTGCTTCAATCCCACTAGCCATAATATCGATGATGCCTTGAAGATGTGCGGTATGTTCAGTAGCGCTCTCAGGAGAATCATAATATCTATCAGAGAACCCTTTGAATCGGTCAAATGCGGATTGGATAGTGGCTTTATTGATAATCGTTTTGAACGTAGTTCTCTGATTAGCGGCCTTACCCAGATAATCTATGGAGGGTAATATATCCATGTCCGTATCGATAGCTTTACGAGTAGCGGCTTCCATTTTGGCCTGAGATTCAAAAGATACATCATGTATTTCAAGTGTACTTAGGTCTTCTTCAAGCAATGCCAGGTGTGCACTCAGGCCACCTTTCCTCATCTGTTCTGTAGTGCGGAATCGTTCTCTGTATTGCTCTACTACAGCCATTGTAAATTTATTGGTGGCTCGGCCAGTACCAGCTTTAAGAATATCAGCAAGTACCGCTGTAGCCGTTGGCACGCCATTGGCGCGATCTGTCCCTGCTTGTTCTGTAGAGACCGATGATGCCGCTATATTGCCCTCATCTTTATGTTGCTTCCGAGCATCTAGTAAGATTGCACTCCGATTAGCTAATTCGGCATCATTTAAAGTACGCTCATTAGTGCTGACATCATAAACAGATGTACCGTTTAGAGTGATATTATCATCCACATCCACAACAAAGGTACGGTCATTATACACTACATTTACGGTAGCCACCGGCAATGTGAATACTGTTGTGATGTCCTCTCGAATATCCTTTAACGCAGAAGCTATAGAGGTAGTGTGAGTATCTCCATCTTTGCGCATCTTCCCACTAAGCTCAATAAACTTATAGGCAGCAGCTGACGTATATTCTTTAAAGGTATTAACGGTGTTAATCACTCCGCTCGTAGTAGCCATGTCTACAAGGAAATTACGCGCATTATCGGGGATATTCATATCCTTAATGAATTCAGTCAATACTTCCAATCTACCGGCTTCTGCTGCCTCCGCAGCATCCCTTTTCTGAGTAGATATGAACGTATCAGACTCGCCGGATACTTCCTCTGCGCCAGCTATGTACATTTGATCTACTTTAGCAATATCATTAAGCACCTGACGCTCTGCTGCATTCTCACTAGCTGCAGCTTTAAGATCATCATAAATGCTATCTACTGTATAGGTAGGCCAGCTCTCACCAGTACGAGGATTTGTTTGATTTCTATCGTTCTTCTTACGGCCTTGAACATTATCATGCAGATCTTCCTTAATACGCTCAGCGAGTCTACTGACATAATTAGACCCAGTATCTGTATCCAATTGAGATAGATGCTCTAAGGTAATCCTCGTTTGATTCAATACCTCAGTTACAATGCTGAATTCCTCATTCAATTTCTTAAATGAGCTATTGTAGACTTTACTAGCCCCTAGTAACGATTCAGGACTCCCGAAGATTGCATCGTGCAACGGCAATAGAAATGGAAATTCTCCCATAGTTTCCACAAGTATGCTGGCGTCCATATTGTGTACGGCCCGGGTTACTCCAGCGGCACCAGGAGCGTCAAAATCCCTAATCTTACCTGTGCTACTTAAGCTTGTACTCGCGCCGGTAGCTGCATGCATGTACTCATACGTGACTGTCGCGTCCGGATCCTGGTTCGGAGAAGTTGTACGCCTCGTCTGATCCAATTGACCGCCTAGTGGTGTAGGGATCTGAGGGATCAGCTCCTTAAATTCTTCACGAATTAATTTATCAATTGCTACATTAGATAGAGGGCCCTGCTCTTTAGATAACTTCGTAACACGATCTTCAAATAGTAATTGAAATGCGTGATGTGTTAAATCTATGCCCCTCGTGACCTGCTCTCGTATGGCGAGAGCATCACCGAATATGTCCTGCAGAGCAGTATAGAACCTAGGCTCAAATACTTCTGAGATAGTCTTACGCATAACCAAATCATTGAAGCGATACCTCTTAACGCTATTCCATCGCTTTTTACCAGAGAACTCAAGGACCTCTTCTAAGTGCCTTCTATTAGTTTGCCGATTATTACTGCGAATTATTTTAAATTGCGCGTAGTATTCTTCAGCATCGTTAACTCTAGGAACCTGACTTTGAGTAGTGCTTCCATTAGGTCCGCCATCAAACCCGCCTAAGTTTTCGATGTGATCAAATAATTTATCTCGGCGTTGTTTGAAGTCTGCTTTCGAAATAATTTCCTGTAGCTTCTGTAACTCATTGAACTCTACATATACATCAGCGATGACCTCACTAGCAGCACTCATCGCTACACCGGTGATGCTGCCACCAAATTGGGAAACCATTAAGGGATATTTAACGAAGTCTCTGTGCTGTGGATCATCTCTCCAAGACGCATAGAGCGCATTAATCGCGGTGATGACACCTGCGTAATCGTCAGCGATGCGTGAACCAGCGCTGTACGATACGTTTTTACGCGAGTGATAGTCGTTAGCTACCTCAGCAGTTTCCTTCAATTTAACTTGTTCAGCAAAATGCGTATACACATCTAGATATTGTTGAGCTCCATCCTCATCTCTGAATATGCCCCCTTCTAGGTGAGCCGTAGCTGCTTCTGCATTATCGAAGCGAATGCCTACCATCTCGAATAGTTCCTGCAGCGCTTCTGGAGTGTTGAAGTGCGGAAATTGGGTTAGACCAATAGCAGTACCATTAGCAATACCGTCAGATTCTAATGGAATATCTGATTTAAAGGACTTAAGGGCAGCATCTGCAGTATGCTCAACAGTATTATTAGCTCGATATAGTGCGGTAAGACCGGCCACTGCGCTCAGTATAGATGTATCACCCTTACCTACTTTGAGTGCATCTACATCATCAATATTCTTACCTATATTCTGAAGTTCCGGGAGCAATGCAGCAACTGCTGTCCCCCGCCTAACCGGATCTTTAATCAAATTAGCTTTGACTATCTTCATGATAATCGGATGCTTCATATAAGCATTGTATGCTTCAGTGATGTTGACGCGGATATCTTTATCTACCTTGTACCCTAAGTTGAATAACACCGCTAACTTGAACAGATACATATTATCCGCGTTATAGTCATCAGCTGGTTTACCTGTAAATAGATGCCGCAAGAAGTGACTCTGCTGAGGGGATATATCATCCGTCTGCTGCAGCCGCCCGCTATTCATGATTGAGTAGGAGAAGAATATCTCTTTAATAACGCCGGTTAGCTTGCCCGGGATGACCTTACCAGCCTCATCTTTAGCTGTGAATGCATCGAAGAATCTATCCATAGCAACGCGCTTGGTACGGTTAGAAGAGTTAATACGGGTATATACATCATCAATGTCTCTGTTCTCATCAAGCTCTTCAATCTTATCCAGCTTCTCTATGCTGGCCCGACCTTCCGCTATACTATTAAGAACTATAGCTAACTCACCTGCTTGGGTTACACGATGCCCAGCATGCTGCATACGCTTGACAACATCCTGTACCTTAGCAGAAACATCTCCAATAACTCCCCGGATCGTGGTAGGAACCTTCGGATTTGGGGCAATACGTAACCCACCTTCGAAAGTATTCAAACCCTCAGCTATATTGTCAGCGGTATCTTTCAGAGCTGCTTTAGCTTCCTCAATATTAAGCTCCTGCCAGATAGCCAAATCAGACTCAAACTGTGTTTCCACATCTACCGTGTTGAGACGAATATGCTTATAGGTTAGACCATGAGTATGCGCTCTATTGACAGTGGCGGCATCAGGGAAATTCCATTTATGTTCCTGAAAAGTTAACCAGCCGCCATTATTGTCCCATAGCTGAGTATCATGGTTAAACGTATTAGTTAGTTGATCCCCTTGCGCGGCAATAATAGCTGCGTCACCTAGTACTAAAACTAAGTTCTCATAGTAAGCTGCAGTCTTCACATCTTTTACAGAGATACCAAGCATCTCTGCTACCTTAGATCCAATACTATCTATAGCTGAATCAAACGAATGCCCTATGTACTCTAGTTGCCGATAATCGACCTCATTCAGTATATCTGCGGATCCACCATACATAAATCCGCGTTTGTCCCAATCATTCCGCAGAGGGTCATTATCCTTCTTCTGAAGGATATAAGCTAATGTACCTGACATCATTGCAAAGACTACCTGAGGAGGGAATCCTTTATGACCATCAGGGATAAGTAGTTCACCTGGTTTTTCTAAAACTGATAAGCCAGAGTTGCCTTCATCGATTTTACCGATTCTAGCATTTACTGCATACCATTTAGCATACTGAGTATATCGCTGCTCCATGAACTTGGCATGCTTAGAGTCCATACCTAGATCTATAAGAGCTTGGATTAACGCATCAGGATTTGCGAACACTTCAGCTGGAATTGAATTAATACCTGGGGAAGTGGTATTTATTTTAACTAACTCAGCAAACTTTTTACCCCATGTACCCGCAACTGTGTCTTTAAGTAGGCTAAGTGCCTCATCGGTAATATTCCTTCTAGCCTGCTTTTGTTGTGCAGTAGCGTTGGTCGGAAGTAAGACACCAAGTGCATCTGTAGTAAAATCCTTATGGCTAGGCAAAGCTGCTAAGGCTGTCGCCACATTCTGGATTACATTCTCATCAACAGTTATATCCATAACTGCAGCTAACTTATCCAATGTTTTAGAGTTTTCTGCTAGGACATCTTGATCAGCTAATTTGCCTTTTACATTAATAATAGCAGGGAACAACGCACGTAGGCTCTGTTTCGTCCGCGACTCTGGAGCTAGATCTGCTTCAGTGGGTGGAGTAGCTCTCTCCTCTTGAGCGGGCTGTCCAGTGTCGGTAGAATCTTGCTGCTCTTCTGTGACTGTAGGCTCCGGGGCAGTCTCTTGTTCTGTACTTCCTTCAGATGTCGTTGTAGCGGCCGTAGTAGAGCTCTCACTTGTAGCAGTACTTGAGCTAGCTGTATCAGCTTCTGTCGTCCCTGTGGGGTCAGTGGGTTGTGCTGTAGGTGCCTCAGTGCTAGCAGGAGTAGGAGCCGCTTCAGCAGTGGATGCATTAGTATCTCCTATCGTGCCTCCAGTAGTAGTATTAAGATTGGTAAGAGAGACGCTAATCCGCTGCTCTGCCGCCCTAGTAGCAGCCGTATCTATTGCAAAGGATGTGTCTGCATACGTATTAGCTAACTGTAAAACTTTACGGCCATATTCTGCTTCACTGATTATAGCCTCTACGAGGTCACCAGAACCTTGATGCACTTCATTAATGTACAAACCTTCTTGCAACTCTGATTCAAGTTCGGACTGAGGCACTACCTCAACCATATAGCCTTGGCTACCATCATCCTGTTTCCGGGACTTAACTACGACAACATTGCCGTCACGATTTCTAGTATAAGTACTGGAATTGTTAAGAGATCGTCGATCATAACTAGTACTGGGATCAGCGTTACGTTGTTTAGCTAGCGCTAATGCTTCCTTAAACGCTGTGGCTTTCTGGGATGTATTAATAGCATGCGTCATAAGTCCTTCATGGATCACATCCATGCGCTGAGCTAGGGCACCACTATCTAGGGTGTCGTTACCTAATGCTTCTACCCAATCCGCCAGGAATTTATTAAATCCCTTTAGACGCTCTGATTTACCGGCAACAACATCTCTTCCGACTTCTTGAAGAGTTTGCTTATTCTTCCCGTCACCTTTGGCAGGTCTACCATTCTCGATCAAATCTCCTACAATATCGAAAACCTGCGTATCAACGGGTGTCTTAGCACGCTTGCGATTACGCAGTTCAGTCAGCTGTTTCTGAGCTTCCGCGGGCTCTGTAGTTGCAAGCTTAGTGATAACATCGATGCTATGTACGACATCATCCTTAGTTGTTTCTACTTTAGATCGGGCGTCTGCGTCCAGTAAATGCGAGTAACGCTCAGTAAGCGTATCTATCTCAGCTTCTAAGGCATCTCGCTCAGAGTGAGGCAATCCATCTTTTAAATTATGGATCTCCATCTGCTCTAGGGCATCAGAAACTGTCTCTAATGGAGCATCATCCGCTAAAGCTTTAGCCTGCTCTATAACAGTTTGTGTAGTAATAGGAGCTTCTTCTGTGGTTGGTCCAACCTCCTCAGCAGACTCTCTAGACCTAGGAGTATTCGGATTCAGCGCATCAATCTCCGCTTGTAGCTGTGCCTTGCGGATAACTGTGGCTTCTGGGGAAGCTTCTTCATCTAATCGTGCTTGGATCTTAATAACCTGATCCTGTAAATCTTTACCCACCCCTTCAGTCGTATCTACAGGATTCTCTGTATTATTTAATTCCCCATTGATGCGGTCCTTCTCTGCCTGCAGAACAGGACCCTCGTCAGTATCTGCAACAGTAACAGGTCCGTTTAGACGTTCTTCTAATGATTTGGTTTTCTCGGCACTGTCCGCTCGTTTTGCAATTGGATCATAATTCATTGCTTTAGATAAGCTGTTGTATTGTTCTTGGGCAGCAGTTCTATTTTCAGATACTAATGCTTCAGAATTAGACTCAGCTAATCTAATTT